GAGAATACGTTCCTAAATTTAAATTAGTTGTTGATGTTGTATGGTAAATATCTCCGTCAGCACCGGCAGTACCAGCAGATCCTGTAAAACCTGTATCACCTTTTGAACCTGTGTAACCAATATCGCCTTGAGAACCAGTATAGCCTAAATCTCCTTTAGAGCCTGTGTAACCGATATCACCTTGCGAACCAACATATCCAGTATCACCTTTTGATCCTGTGTAACCTTGATTTCCTTGTATACCTTGAATACCTTGTGATCCTGTATAACCTATATCACCTTTAGAACCTGTGTAACCTATTACACCTTGAGAACCTGTAAATCCTGTATCACCTTGAATTCCTTGATCACCTTTAGAACCTGTATAACCAATGTTTCCTTGAGAACCTGTATAACCTAAATCTCCTTGTGAACCAACATAACCAGTATCACCTCTTGATCCTGTGTAACCAATATCTCCTTTAGAGCCTGTAAATCCGGCTGTAAGAGGTACTAACTCCCAGGCACTTCCGTTCCATTTCCATGTACGAGTACCTAATGTATAGGTTTGATTAAGCGAGGGACTTGAAGGAAAATTTATTACTGGCATATTTGTTTTTTAACCTTTTTAGTTAAGTTAATTTTATTTATAATTATTTATACAAAAAAAATGCTCAAAAATTAATTTTTTAAAAAATATTTTTTTAATAATATTTTAAAGAAACTATTTAGTATTTTTTTATTTTCAACCATATTTTTTTATTTGTTGTCTAGGATAACAATTATTATTAGTGGGCCTACGTTTATAAGTACTTTTAGATACATTTCCACTTGTTTGTCTTTCTTTTTTATAGTACAAATATCTATTATTTGAGTTAGTTCCTGATTCTCCTAAACTATTATATGGACTAGGAACATATGAAGTATTAGGATACATTACACCAGGATCTATAATTTGATTCGTTGTACAATTATCTATTAAATATTGTAATGCTTCTGATTGTGTTGTAGAAGGCCATTGTTCAAGTAAACATGCTAAAATTCCTGTTACCTGAGGACACGCCATACTTGTTCCAGATATAGAAGCTAATTTGTAACTATTATTTCTAGGATCATCAACTAAAGTAACACCAAATTCTGTGGCAGCATTACTATCATAAACAGCCCCCACAATATTAAAACCTGGAGCATATATATCAACTCTACTTCCATAATTACTAAAAGACGATTTCATATCCCATCTTGTTGCATTAGTAGAACCTACCGTTATTACACCACTGTTTGCCGCAGGAGAAGCGCCTCTACATAGATAATAACCAGAATTGCTTATATTATTATAATCCAAATCTCCAGATTTAACCATTTTTGCATAACTATTTCCAGCAGCTGCTGTTATAATTATTCCGTCGTTTATAAGATCAGTAATATCTGTTTCCATTCCAGCAACAATTTGGCCAACATCTATTACTGGATTTGAACCAAACAATTGTAATGCTACATTAATTCCACATTGTTGTTCTAAAATAGTTTTTTTCTGAGCAACTGTTAATCCAGTCAAATCAAAAGTTGTTCCTCTATAAATTACAGAACTTAAACCTGAAACAAAAAGATATGCTTGAAATCCCCAACTATTATTTACAATTGTAGGATTTTTTCTACCTGTAGCCGAATTAATAGGTTTGTTTGCATGAAAGGCTCTAATGTAATCGTATATATAAAGAGCCCAATCTCCTGCTGGTTTATTGTCTCCTGGATAATTAAAATTAATATTATAAATGTTTGCATCTCTTGCCCAGCCTTGTGTGTTACCAGCAGCAGTACTTGCTACATGTGTTCCGTGAGCACCATCAAAATTATATTGGTAACTTCCTGTTGTTGCAATTCCTAATGAAGTACTGTGTTGAAACCAATCGTATAAAACAACTCTTGAACCTCCTGTGCCATCAACATTAACAGCAAACTCAGGATGATTTGAATTAATATGATCATCAACAATTACTATATCTACATTTTTTCCTGAACTTGTTGTAATTACAGTTTGAGTTGTTTGAGTAAAGTCAGCATAAGCAGTTCCATTCCAATAATCTGTCGTAGAATTTCCCCATCCAGATAATTGAGATCCTCTTGTAACTCTATCTAATCCCCAATTTTTATCATTCGTGTCTATTGTAGGATGTTTTTCAAAATTTGCTGTTTGACTCCATAACTTTCCTGGCCCTACTGGAATTATTCCTGGAGTAACACCAAGAGCACTAGGCAATTGTTCTACAGCTAAAACTCTATTATCATTTTTTAATTTTTGTGCTTCTTCTTCTGTAAGATAATAATGTGTACTTCGGCTAATTTCTCTTAATTGAGCGATTTCAACTTTTCTTTTTGGAATATAATCCGTACCATTTTCAGAATCCATGTCATCATAAAAAGAATCTACATCCGATTTATTTTTTACAGTAACCACGTACTCTTTAAAATCAGACATTTTATATTTCTAATTGTGTTAATGTCAATGTAACGGTAATAGTTGTTGTACTTCCACTTAAATTTACAACTTTTGTAGGTATTGTAGTTGTAACAGGACTTTCATTGTTAAATCCTAAAGATGATGGTGTCATTAATATAGTTTGAGCACCTGTTGTAATAACTTCAGCTATTACTCCTGAACCTGGTAAAGGATCTGTAGTTTGTGATCTACTACTATCAGCTGACCTAGTAGTACTATCTGTATATAATGTTACCCAAGCAGCAGCCGAAGTTTGTATTTTTAATAATTGATAACATTTAAATCCTGTAATATCTAAATTTTCCGAAGCATTATTTGCTAAACTTGAAGTTGTTCCTGTAGATGTAGTTCTACCTGATAATCCAGATCCTGCTGATCCTGTATAACCTATAGTTCCACTTCCTGCTGATCCTGTATAACCTGTAGCGCCTTGAGAACCTGTATAACCAGCACCTGTTGAACCTGTATAACCTAAACTACCCGTATAACCTGTAGCACCTTGTGAACCTGTATATCCACTTCCACCTGAACCTACTGTAGTTCCATTAAGTGTAAAAACTCCAGCTGAATCTACTTTAAGTGTGTTAGTACCCGCTTTCAATACAATTTGATTTGAACAAGTAGCACCATCACCTGTAACACCACAACCTATTAAAATATTATTAACTCCTGTTGTATTAGAACATCCAGAATATTTACCTAAGAAAGTATTACCACCGCCTGTTGTATTATATTTACCAGAGTTACATCCTATAAAAATATTAGCACTAGCTGTTGTACTACAAAAACCTGTTCTATAACCTATAAAAGTATTGTCAGAACCTGATGTTTTATAACCTGATTGTTGTCCTATAAAAGTATTATTACATCCAGTACTAGAATATGTACCTGCTTCATTTCCTACATTAAAATTATTTAAACCTGTTGTTGTACATCTACCACTTCTTCCTCCTAAAAATATATTGTTACAACCTGTTGTGTTATATTTACCAGATTCACATCCTAAAAAAATATTTTGATTACCTGTACTGTTAGATCTTCCACTACTCAATCCTAAAAAAATATTATTAGAACCAGTAGTATTACAAACTCCTGTATCGCCACCTATAAAAGTATTTACACTTCCGTCTGTATTTTTCCATCCAGTACATCTGCCTATAAAAGTATTATATTTTCCTGTTGTAGTACAACGGCCAGCTTCTTTGCCTATAAAAGTATTATAACATCCTGTGGTATTAGCAGCACCAGCACATTGTCCAGCAAAAAAATTATGTAAACCTGTTCCACCTGTACCTGTTCCTATACTAGCGCCCGTTGAAACTATATTTGATGTGTTACAAGCAGCAAATGGTCCTATTGTTCCAGCTGAACCTGTAAATCCTGTAACACCTTGTGAACCTGTATAACCAGCGCCAGCTGATCCTGTATATCCTTGTGATCCTGTAAATCCTAAATCACCTTGTGAACCTGTAAAACCGGCACCTGATGATCCTGTATATCCAATATTTCCTAATGAACCTGTATAACCAGTAACTCCTTGAGGTCCTGTAGAACCTTGTGATCCTGTGTAACCAATATTTCCTAATGAACCTGTATAACCAATAACTCCTTGAGGTCCTGTAGAACCTTGTGATCCTGTATATCCAATGTCTCCTTTGGAGCCTGTATAACCTAAACTGCCTGTATAACCAGTAACTCCTTGTGATCCTGTAGAACCTTGTGATCCTGTATATCCAATGTCTCCTTTGGAGCCTGTATAACCAGTAACTCCTTGTGATCCTGTAGAACCTTGTGATCCTGTATATCCAATGTCTCCTTTGGAGCCTGTGTAACCTAAATCTCCTTTTGAACCAACATATCCTGTATCACCTTTTGATCCTGTGTAACCAATGTCTCCTTGAGAACCTGTGTAACCTAAATCTCCTTTTGAACCAACATATCCTGTATCACCTTTTGATCCTGTGTAACCGATATCGCCTTTAGAGCCTGTATATCCTGGCAATCCTACGTTTGAAAATTCTACCCACTGATCTGAATTTCCATCATTATACCAGAAATATTGAATACCTGTTGCTTCATCCAACCAAACATCTCCATATTGAGCTCCAGTAGGAGGAGTAGCAGAAGTTGTAACATCTAAATTTCCTTCAGAGCCTGTGTAACCAATATCGCCTTTTGATCCTGTATAACCGATATCGCCTTGTGAACCGGTAAAACCTTGATCACCTTGTGAACCGGTAAAACCTTGATCACCTTGTGAACCGGTAAAACCTTGATCACCTTGTGAACCTGTAAAACCTTGATCACCTTGAGAACCTGTGTAACCAATGTCTCCTTGTGAACCTGTAAAACCTTGATCACCTTTAGAACCTGTGTAACCAATGTCTCCTTGTGAACCTGTAAAACCTTGATCACCTTGAGAACCTGTGTAACCTTTTGATCCTGTATAACCGATATCGCCTTTAGATCCTGTATAACCAATATCACCTTGAGAACCTGTGTAACCTTTTGAACCTGTAAAACCTTGATCACCTTGAGAACCTGTGTAACCAATATCTCCCTGAGAACCAGTGTAACCTAAATCTCCTTGAGAACCTGTATAACCTTTTGAACCGGTGTAACCAATATCGCCTTGAGAACCAGTATAACCAATATCACCTTGAGAACCGGTAAATCCTTGAATACCTTGATCGCCTTTTGATCCTGTGTAACCAATATCACCTTTTGATCCTGTGTAACCTAAATCTCCTTTTGAACCAGTATATCCAATATCTCCTTTAGAACCTGTGTAACCTTGAATACCTACAGCACCATCTAAGTTAATTTCCCAAGAAGTTTCGGTACTGTTAGCAGCATTAGTAATATTTGAAACTTCAGCAGTTAAAACACCTGTGCCTGTATTGTATGTTAATACTTGAGCATGAATATGATTTGTTGGTGTTGTTGTTGAAGCAATTAAAATTGTTTGTTGAGCTGAATAATCTAAATTTAAATCTGTTGTAGTTAAAGTTATAGTATCAGTTAAAGCATAAGTAGATAAATTTAAACTTGTTGTGGATGTAGTGTGATACTTATCTCCATCAGCACCATCTGTTCCGGCAGAACCAGTATAACCTAAATCTCCTTTTGAACCAGTGTAACCAATATCACCTTTAGAACCTGTATAACCAATATCGCCTTGTGAACCTGTAAATCCTTGAATGCCTTGATCGCCTTTGGATCCTACGTAACCTGTATCACCTTGTGAACCTGTATAACCAATATCACCTTGTGATCCTGTGTAACCTTTTGAACCAGTGTAACCTATATCACCTTTAGAACCTGTGTAACCTATTACACCTTGAGAACCTGTAAATCCTGTATCGCCTTGAATTCCTTGATCACCTTTAGAACCTGTGTAACCGATATCTCCTTGCGAACCTACAAATCCTGTATCACCTTGTGAGCCTGTGTAACCTAAATCTCCTTTTGAACCAACAAATCCTGTGTCGCCTTTTGAACCTGTAAATCCTATTGAACCTGTATAACCTAAATCTCCTTTTGAACCTGTATAACCTAAATCACCTTGTGAGCCTGTGTAACCTATTGAACCTGTATAACCAATATCGCCTTGTGAACCTGTAAATCCGATATCACCTTGTGAACCGGTAAAACCTTGATCACCTTTTGAACCTGTAAATCCTATTGAACCTGTAAATCCGATATCACCTTTTGAACCTACAAATCCTGTATCACCTTGTGAGCCTGTGTAACCTATTGAACCTGTAAATCCTACTGAACCTGTATAACCTAAATCTCCTTTTGAACCTACAAATCCTGTATCACCTTTTGAACCTGTAAATCCTATTGATCCTGTAAATCCTAAATCTCCTTTTGAACCTACAAATCCTGTATCACCTTTTGAACCTACAAATCCTGTATCACCTTGAGAACCTGTATAACCAACACCTGCTGAACCTGTATAACCAGCACCTGCTGATCCTGTATATCCAGCTGAACCTGCATCTCCTTTTGAACCGGTAAATCCTGTTAAACCAGCCGAACCTGTATAACCAGCACCTGCTGATCCTGTATAACCTAAAGATCCAGTATCACCTTTTGATCCTGTATAACCTACACCAGCTGAACCTGTATATCCAACACCTGTTGATCCTGTATAACCTGTAGATCCTGTATCACCTTTTGATCCTGTAAATCCTGTAAAACCTTGTGAGCCTGTATAACCAGCACCTGTTGATCCTGTATATCCTAAAGAACCTGTATAACCAATAGTACCGGCAGAACCTGTATATCCCGCACCTGCTGATCCTGTGTAACCTATAGATCCTGTATATCCTTGA